CACAAAGCGAGGAGCGTTGATGATGCGTCGCCGAAGAGGAGGACATCAGCCACTTGGAGACGAGCGGACTTGCGAGCAGTGCGGGACGAGGTTCCGGCAGATATCCATCTTGCAGAGGCACTGCCGTCCGCTTTGTACCAGGAGAGCAAGAAGTAAACGTGAAGCAAACAAACACAACAACAGATAATATGATAGACGCAGAAGAAGCAAAGAGGCTAGTTGCCTCATACATGGCAAAGGGACTCATTATTCCACCACCAAAACTCAAAAAAGAACCGCAGAACAGGCAGGACTACGGACAAGGAACGTGCGTTTACTGCTCCAAGGAATACAAACGTAAGTCCAAGGACAGCATTTTCTGTAGCCGCACCTGCTACGAGACAAAGCGTAGACGGGAAAAACAGGCGCTCAATGGAGCCTTTGAGGAGATTCCCTGCATATACTGCGGAACCAAGTTTCTGCCAAAGAACCGGAACACCCAACGCTATTGCACGCCAGAGTGTGCGGTCGAAGCATACAACTCCAGAAGAACAGCAAAGAAATGAACAGACAACAAATACTAGAGATGTGTGAAGATAGGGACGTGGAACTCCTGCTCGCTGACGGGCTGGACGAAGCGTTCCTGGGCTTCACCGACGGATGCGAACACATGCCCCCACGGGCAATCTATAGCAAGGAGCTGTGCGTCAAAGCACTCATGGAGCAGGATGGCATGGAGGAGATCGATGCCATTGAGTATCTGGAGTACAACACCTTCTTTGCTTGGGTTGGGCCACAGACTCCCATGTTCATCAACACCAGTGAAGAGCTTTACACATGAACCGTACCGAACAACTGCTGGATAGGGCCATGGCTCTCATTGATTCCATGGAGCAAAGATTGCGGGTGAGACTGCGAGACGACACCATGTCGATGCCTGGGGATAGGTCTGTACTGCTTGAGTGCGACATGCTAAAGTCTGCGGTGTACAAGGAAATCGTAATGCCCAAATATGAAAGAGAAAGTTCGTCAAAGAAAACCTGCCACTTACAAAAGCCCTGAGTCGAGGGCAAGGCAGCTTGCGGGGCTACAGCACGTCGTTCCGTCCGACCATGTTCCAGGGACAGAGATTCAGAACGTGACCCAGCAAGGGCCGTTTGCAACGGTGACCGAGGAGATGCGTCGTCACATCATTGAACTATACATGCAGGGGAACAACACCACTGCTGTTGTGGCTAAGACGGGCTATTCTGCTGGCACCGTTGATGCCATCAAGGCTAGCGCTCTGGACTGTGACTCGCAATTTCGTGAGGCGTACTACAAGCACAACCTCAAAGCCAAGCTGCAACGGGTAGCTGAAAGCTCTCTGGATAGGCTCACTGAACTCATGCCAACGCTAACTGGACGAGATGCTGCCATCACGGCAGGGGTAACCATCGACAAGCTTGTTGCGATTGATCGGACTGCTCCGGACACGCTGCATCAGCATGTTCACATTCACGGGGCGCAGGACATCTCCAAGATGTTCAACGATGCCTTGAAGCCGAAATCGTAAATTCAAAATTCAAAATTCAAAAAAATCCATATGAGAACCGAAGCTCTAGTTCCGTTCCGCGAACTGCTCTCACGCTACACTGGCATGGATGCGCCTGCCGGACTCGTTGTCCTCTCTAAGCCCTCGCAAGGGGCAGCAGCAGGGCCGATACAGCAGATGGGGCATAACCCTGACCAGAGCGGCATCATCCCCAAGGGAGCAGGCATTTACGATGAGAACGGCAAACTGCCGAGTATCAAGGGAGCGGGGCTGAACTTCATTGCATGGGCATAGAATATGACGTTGTAGTCACAGACCCACCGTGGAGCTATTATGGCTCAAAGGACGGGATGGGAGATGCAGCGAAGCATTACGACCTCATGACGGATGACGCTATCTGCGCTATCCGCTATCCGCTGGCAAAGCGAGCGGTGTTATTCATGTGGACAACGTCACCGAAGCTACATGTGGCAATGAAGGCCATCGAGCAGCATGGGTTGCACTTTCGTGGGGTCGCGTTTGTTTGGGTGAAAACCAATGCGGCAGGTAAGCCGATTGGAGCGCAGGGAGTGCGTCCATCTATCACGAAGCCGTTGACTGAACTGGTGCTTGCTGCCAGCACAGTAGCAAAGGGAAGACCGTTGCCATTGCACAGTGAGAGCGTGTGTCAGACTATCTTTTCTCCCAGAGGAGCGCATTCAGCAAAGCCAGAGTCCATGCAGGATAGAGTGGAGCAGTTGTACCCAGCCGTAAGGAAGGCCGAGTTCTTTGCGCGTAGGCATAGAAATGGATGGGACTGCTACGGAGGAGAACTTGGAAACTGGAAAGCTTGAGTTTCAAAATTCAAAATTCAATTTTCAAAAAAGTCTGTTGTATTTCCTAGCCCAACCCAGCTAGTCTCCCGTCTGGGAAGAACGAAAGGTGACTCCCCTGCACGAGTGTGTGGGGGAGTTTTCCCGTTTATAGGGGGCAGCTCATGGAGTGAGAGGCAAGGCTTGGGGTGCGCGTGCGCGATTAATCGATCATCCACGGCAGGTCAACGGGAAAAGAGGGGGCAAAAACTTTTTGAAAAAAAAGCTATACTGCCCCAGCTCGCCCGCCGATAACCATTACACGCAGGGAGCACAACCCCCCTGCCATATACAGACAATGAACACGACGACAAATAGGCGTTACTACGCCATGCAGTGGACAATGAATGCAGTGTGCGCCAACACTGGCAAACGTCACGCACGGTACTACTCATTCGCAACCGCATCCGCACGTGATGCATGGGCCGAAGGCGGCGCACTATACCGAGGGAGCGGGTACAGAGAGAGCCTGCCAGCATCAGACTCCGAGTTACGGGCGGAGTTGTATCGCGATAGGGTTGAGGGACGCTGCGGGTTCCGAGTGGAGTGCATTGGGTAACCAACACGAATATGGACGAACTACCAACGTGCAGCGTGACAGGCAAACCTATGAGCGAGGGCTTTTGCTTTGGCGATGGGGAGTGGTATTGTGCCAGCGAGGAGGACGCACTCAAGGCAGTGCAGGAGATGGGCTATGCCACTTTGGACGAGGCTTACGATGCCGGAGTTTACTACTGGTCGGAGTGGAACAACTAACATACAGACTATATGACAACAACACGCACTATTAAAACAGCACTAGCTGAGTTGCAAGCGCACGGGTACGACGCACGCCTGTCGAGAGACGGTTGGCTCATAGTCTATGGCCCGTATGGGCCAGATACATACCTCTGGGGAGCATGGTTTTCGCCCAACAACGGTAACGACGTAACATGGGGTGAGGTGCCGCAGGAGGTTTTTGACCTTGCCTATTTTGAGGCGCGCACTGCGCTTGATGCGCTGATGCAGCATGGCAGGTGGTCACACAACGGAGCGTTGGCTCTGTTAAACCACCTTAAAATACATGAAAATCACATCGAAGGGGACGTGAACGTGAACTTTCTAGCAGACAACTGGATTGAGTACTCGTCCGCTTTGGAAGCCGCTAAAGAGCACGGCTATGCTGCTCCGGACGAAGACGAGGCTATTGCATGGCTGAGGGCAAGAACGGTTGCCATACCGTTCAATGGCGGGGTTATTGTTGTCCAGTTCTAACATTAGCACTCTGATCATAATAACATACAGACAATATGAACACACTGGCTTTAGAACACTTTCAAATGGCGGTCTGCCTAAATGGCAAGTGGTTAGCAATGGAAGACACGCATGGCTATGCAAGCACAATGGATATGCTAACATCAATCCGCACTATACTAAGTGCGTTTGGAGCGGAGGATGCGCCTGCTTTTTTTACCATAAACGACGATTACACACTGCGAACAACCGCTAGCAAAGTTGATGAAGCTATCAACAATTGGTGCAGCAACAACTAACATGGACGAGCAAGAGAACCCTTATGCGCCGTTGGCGTTTGTTATAGTGCTGCTGTTTACTTTGCTAATGCGAGGAAGCGTAGCACTAATGCGGGATTGAAAATTCAAAATTCAAAATTCGAAATTCAAAAACGAAAATTCAAAAACCTCGCACATACATACACGCACCCCTGCGCACCCGCTCACCCGTTAGCACCTGCTAGCTCCACCCCGCTCCACGGCAGGGAGGCCACAAAGCCTCCCCCGTGGGGTTGGTGCGTTTGGATCATGTGGTGCCGCAGGGCAGGGCTTGGGGTCGGGCGCGATTAGCACAGAACGGGGTGGATGCAAGGGCGAAAAGGGGGGAGAAAACTTTTTCTTTTTTTTGCTTAACCTTTGGGCCGAACGCGCCGATTAACAGAGCATGGAAGCAAACTTGTTCCTTATTTTGGCCTCACTCGATGCAGTGGGGTGTGCATGCTACGCTGGTAGCCTTTGGGCTTTGCCGTGGGGTGTCCTTTGCATGGTTTGCTATGGGTTCGGACTAAGTAAAGCTTTCAGCGGTAAATAACAAACAAACAAATAAACAAACAGATAACATGAAGACAAAGGAAGCACTAGTGGAAGCACTTAGGAAGTTCGTCGCTCAACGTAGCGGGATTGAATGGGGTAATTATGGCGGGAGTCGTGAAGCATTTATGGGGGATTATCGGCAAATCCTGCGGGACGGGCGGGATGCTCGCGAGTTACTACGTCACATAGAACTGCGGGACTCAATTACAGGTGCAATGTTGGAGCAATCCCTGACTGGACGGCTGAGTTATCGCGGCGGCGCGATTGAGTATGTCACTGGACAATATTTCCCAACGGAGTATCGGAGCGCCGTTTGCCGTGCTTTGGCTGAGTGCCTGTGGCACTGGTTGCGCTACGGCGGCGGGACGTTGGACACTAGCGCGGAAGGTATCCGTAAAACGGCAGTGCGGTGCTTTGGGCGTGGGATTGCAAGACGCTGGTTCAACTAAGGAAGGAGGATAACGCTATGAGACCACAACTAATGGTGTCACTGTTGGCAACGTTTGAGGGCATCAACCCTGCGGATTGGTACCCTTGCGAGTCGTACATTCGCGAGATGATTCCCAAGCCTCAACATGGCTTAAGTCACACTGACGAAGAGGTGTACGAAAGCGAATATGACGAGGGACTTTGGGAGCGGTTCAACATTGCGCCGGAGGATGAGGATGAGCGGCTCGAAGCTGAAGAGAAGCTGGAAGCTGAAGGCAAATGGAAAGCATGGGATGAGCTAATGAAGGTGCAGGTTGAGGGTATCGTTCCGCTGGACGATGCGTTGGATTATCTAGACCACATTGGAGCAAGCTTTGAGGATTGCGAGACCATGGGGACGCTTGGCGGGCCGTTGGGGATTGGGATTGTGCCGGATATGTCATTCCAAACAGAAAGCCAGTTGGTGATCTCATCAATCCGGATCACGCCTTTTTGGTGCGACAATGGCGAATGGTCGCCGCTTTCTGAGGCAAGTTGGGAGAGGTTGCGGGACTTGTTTAGGCGCCATGATTTATGGACGCTGCGGAAGATGGCGAATAACAGAGTGGAGGTGGAAGCGTGAAGGATGACGTGCTGGCTGTGGTGCTTGGTGCGGTGCTGCTGTGCGTGGTGGCGTTCATGCGAGCGTGCGGGAAGGCAGTGGCTTTAGGATAAGACGAAAGGAGATTTGGAAGGCGTTAAAGCGTAAGCGTCCACCAAGAATCCCCCGCAAGCCTCAGAGGTGTCCCCTCTGGGGCTTTTTCGTGCCTTGATGCGTCCCGTTTCTGCACTCTAACGCTGCAACCATGTCCAATTCCTGACGCAATACAATGACGCAACATGGATACATGCCATGCTCAGCCGAGCCGAGCCGAGCCGAGCGGCAGCAAAGCAGGTTTACAAATTGCAAAAGGGGGGGAGGGGGTCTCAAATCCGCTTGGCGAGAAAGCCCGAACGCATCCCCCCGCATAGATTTTTTTTGCCAAATGGCCCCCATTGCCTGTGGGATGTATCCAGCCTCCGCTGGAAACATGGTTGCGTTGCTGCGTGGCACTAGGCTAGTGTGCGCTCTGCATATGAGCACATACATCAATAGGAAAATGGCAATAGCGCAGTATGGTGTGGATCCCAGGCAGCATGAATGGGAAGCGCAGCATGTTCAGGAGCGTCCCAAGGGGACTGGCAAGGAGAAGTGGTATTGGCAGGATGCAGTGGCGAAGTTAGCGAGCAAGGATGAGCCTGCGGAGGGGGAAGGCGTAGTGGTGCTGGTGGTGCCTGACTTGCCGAAGTTGACATTGCCTTGCAATAAGGAGGAGGTGCTGCACAGCGTGGTTGTGGCAAAGAGGGCGATGAACTTCCGGTTTGTGATTGGGACAAAGGGGGAGGTTGTGCGGGTGCAGGACAATAAGCGGGTGAAGATTGGGATGCGGTTAGCGGTGCTGAACGTGTCGCCTGGGCAATATGTGACCAAGGAGGCTGTGCGATGAACGCAGCAGGGGACATGGCTGAGAAGCTTGGGTTGAAGACCAAGCAAGGGCGGGAACTGCTGTATGCTGCTGTGGAGTTAGTGCAGTTGATGGATCGGAAGCAGCAGGATTACGGGCCAAGGAACATCGATGAGTTTGGGATCTTGGGCGTAGTGGTACGGATGAATGACAAGATGGAGCGGATAAAGAATCTGCTGCGAAAGGATAAGCAAGCCTCTTGTGAGGCTTATGTCGATTCGTTCAAGGATATGGCAGGATACGCCCTTATCGGTGTGCTTTTGGAGGAGAAGAAGTGGGGGTAAGAGAAGCGTTCGATTTGGACATAGCTATCTCCATTGCCTGTGCATTGTGCGTAGCTTGTTTCCTATTGCGTAGCAGGTGAGCCAGCGAAGTCGGGTCTTGCGGCAGCAAGAACAGACGAAGCAACGAAGTAACCATGGATTACAAGGAGAGCGCGGAACTTCGGGGTCGCGCCTTCGCACGCACCCCTGCGCGTACTGCGGCTTATGCCTGCGGGGCATTCGCCCCTTCGAGCATAACCCTTGTACTTGCTAGTGTTGCCATTCTTTCTTTGTCCTTCTGCGGTAGCAGATTACATCCAGAACCCGAGTGGGAGATGAGAGAGCAGAATAAGCCCCTTCCCATAAAGAAGGAGCTTTTAATGCTTGATAGACAGATACATCCGTCACCGTCGCGGTTTGAATCGCTTCGCATTTTTGCCGTGGCACGAGCAGAGGTTTACCCATCAATGTACTCTAGTCTACTCTAGCGGACTCCACGGAAAGCAGTGCATTTGAGGCACTTCTATTAAGAGCGCGAGGCAAGCTCGCTCTCCTCTCCTTCACTGGTATGACGATTTCACTCGTAGCATGACAGTTACGCTGTCTCTATTTGAGACACCACAAACATACGAACATATGGACAAAGAGCAAGAGAAAAAGTTCATGGAGCAGATTCTGAAGTTTAAGCAGGAACCGCATCCTCTCATTCCGACAGTGAGCCAAGATCAGCGGCTCAAGATGGTGGACAACGTGGGGATTGCAAAGACCCTGGAGCTTCTTGAGATTCGCGAGAACAGGATCAAGGCAGAGCACACCGATCCCATTCGATATGGGACAGAGTTTGATTCGTGGAAGGATTCGGACAACCTTATGGGTGAGTTCAACGAAATGGTCATCCTGGGAGGAAACAGGGCAGGCAAGACCGAGTATGCAGCCAAGAGAGCAGCGCAGATGTTCGTTGGAGCAGACGTTGGCGGAATGCCGGACTGGGTCAAAGAGCGGGTAGAGCGCAGAGGCATCAGGATATGGATGCTCCACACTAGCCACTTCACAAGCGTGTCAGCGCAGCAGAACGTCTTTTACAAGTACCTGCCCATTGAACTCAAGACGCTCAGAAAGAGCGTTCACACGCAGATCAACTACAGCCAGAAGAACGGCTTTACGGACAACACGGCAGTGTACATGGGAAACCAAGTGTGGTTCATGAACTACTTCCAGGACATCAAGGTCATTGAAGGGGGCGAAGTGGACTTCATCTGGTGCGATGAGCTGGTGCCACAGGATTGGCTAGAGACCTTGAGATACCGTCTTGTCACAAGGAACGGCAAGATGCTCATCACGTTCACGCCGCTGGACGGCTACACGAGTGTGGTCAAGGAATACATCAACTCTTCCAAGATTACGCATTGGAAACCTTCCGAACTGCTTCCAAACAACAACGTGATTGGAGTGCCAAACGGGCACATGCCATACATGGCAAGAAACGTGTTCGGCAAGCACGCCTGCATTTGGTACCATTCCAAGGACAATCCGTACAATCCTTGGCACCGAATGAAGGAGACCCTTCGCGGCAAGACAACCAACGAGATTAAGATCCGCGCATACGGCTGGGCAGAAGCAACAGCAGGAAGCCAGTTCCCATTGTTCAACGACCACAACGTGTTCAGTAAAGACCCAAGAGAGATCGAGGGCACCAACTACATGGTTGTAGACCCAGCAGGAGCGCGGAACTGGTTCATGCTTTGGGCAAGAGTGGATAAGAACGGGGTCATCTGGGTGTACAGAGAATGGCCAGACCAAAGCTACGGAGAGTGGGCGTTGCCGTGCGAGAAGCCAGATGGCAAACCAGGTCCAGCACAGAGAAGCTCCGCAGGCAGGGGAGTTGACGAGTATTCGTTGCTCATCCAGACGCTGGAAACAGACGACAAGACACGCGAAGAGATCGTCGAACGCTACATTGACCCCAGAAGCGCAGGGACAGCAGCAATGACCAAGGAAGGCGGCGTAACGCTCCTTGATATGCTCTCAGACGCTCATGTGCCACTGTACTTCATTCCGGCAGCGTCAGCAAACGTGGATGAGCGTGTCCTCGTCATCAACGACCTCCTGTGCTATGATAGGGAGAAACCCTTAGAGGAAGGCGTGAACTTCCCAAGATTAATGATTCATGAGAGTTGCCAGAACCTCATTTACAGCATGAGAGAGTGGACTGGAGCAGACGGGCAAAAAGGTGCTAGCAAAGACCCTATTGACGCACTAGGATATTTGGTAATGATGAGTCCGCAACATCAGGGAGCAGCAGACGAGTTCATAAAGGCGGGACAAAAATTTGCAGGAGCGTACTAATGACTTACGACAAAGACCCACTAGCGATTGCAGGATCAACTCCAGATATTGGAGACCTGCTGGACGAGTACAACCGCTCCATGGTGAACTCCAGCCAAGGCAACTTGGCAACCAAGTTTGATAACATCCGCTTTTGCAGATGGAACGGGCAAACGGACGATGGCAAGAAATGGAGCAAGTGGCGCGAAGAAGGCAGTCCAGCCTGGCCCTTTGAAGGAGCGTCGGACGTAAGATTGCGCCTTGTTGACAGCACCTGCAACGAACTCTCAGCCCTCCTTGTCACAGCTTACCAGAGAGCCGACATCAACACCCAGGCAGCTAACCTGCAAGACCTCACGCTTTCCACTATTGCCAGCAACCTGATGCACTGGGTCAGGGACAACAAGATGGCGAACGAACTCCGCAAAGAAGCGGAACTGGGAGCGCAGTACGCCCTGCAATACGGGTGGACAGCATTCTATGTGGGCTGGGAGCAGCACATCAGCAAGCGGCAACAGCCAATCACCATGGAACAGGTGATGATGCTAGCGCAGCAAGCAGGCAGCGAACAACTCGCACAGCTTCCTATGCTCATTGTGGAACAGCCTGATGTGGCAGCTTCCATCATTCAAGCGGCCCTTGGCAACGACCTCTCTGAGTGCAAGAAGATGGTCAAGGAGTTGGCAGCAACAGGAGCAACAAGCTACGACGAAGAGTACGTCTCCCGCAACCTGCCGCTTGTTCAAGCATTGAAGCCGTGGGACGAGATCATTTTCCCGCCAGAAACCGCAGACTTGCAGCGTAGCAGGGTTATTTTCCGCAGGACATGGATGTCTGAAGTCGAGTTGCGCGAGAAAATCACCACGGAAAACTGGGATCCAGACTGGGTCGAGAGGGCTTTGCAACAGATTGGTAAAAGCAGCACGCTCTACAACATCAACCTGCTCCCCACAACGACCATGCTGGTCTACAACGGGGTCAACTACAACAACATGGTTGAGGTGGTGTATGCGTACCAGAAGAGCCTGGATGGCAATGCTCCCTGCATTTACTACACTGTTTTCTGTCCTCAAGCAGCCAGCAACAGGCGTGAAGACGACGCAAGCTGGGCAATCTACGAGAAACTCGACTACGCGCACGGGGAATATCCCTTTGTAGAGTTCCGAAGGGAGCAATTACGCAGAGCGATTGCAGATTCTCGCGGTATTCCTGAGTTGGCAATGACCGACCAGGACGAAATCAAGGCGCAGCATGATTCAATCCGCGATTACACGGCTTTCGCCACGCTGCCCCCAATTAAGGTGGTCAAACGCATTGGAGCCATCAACAAAGTAGGCCCAGGAGTGCAACTTCCGGTGACGCAGAGGGACGATTACACTTGGATGGAGCCTCCAGCAAGAGAGCCAAGCACAGCGTTCAACCTCATTAAGTCAGTGGAGATGCGCCATGCAGCGTACTTCGGAGTAGCCCACGAACTGGTCAACCCAGTCCGCACGCAAACCTTGCAGCAGTTGCTCGTCAACAACTGGCTCATGAGCTGGAGAGGCGTGTTCCGCCAAGTTTTCGCTCTGTGCGCTCAGTACTTGTCACCACAAGAGATCGCTGCCGTCACTGGAGGCTTCCAGATTCCGCAGAACCTGTCCGCTATCCACAACGAGTTCGACATCAACGTGCGATTCGACGTGAAGGACATGAATCCTGACTTCATCGACAAGAAAATCCAGTTCCTTCAGACCATTAGCCAGATGGACGCTGGCGGAGCAATCGACAAGAACGCTCTTACTCGCATGATGATTCAAGCTGTGGCCCCAGAAGTGGCAAACCAACTCATCGTGAACCAAGCCCAGGCAAGTCAGCAGATGTACAAGGATGTGCAGAGCGACATTGCCAACATGCTTTTGGGCAACGAGGCAATTTACACAGAGAACGATCCGGCAGCACAGACCAAGATGCAGTTTGTGCAGGACATCATGTCGAAGAACCCAAAAGCGCAAGCCGCATTGCAGCAGGACGAGAACTTCAAGGCTCTATTCGACAACTATGTGAAGAACATCCAGATGAGTCTCATGCAACAGCAGAACGCTCAGATTGGTCGCATGGGGGTAAACCAAGTCAATGGATAGTATGACAGAAGAACAGGCTCTAGCATTCAGCTTCACTGGCGAGAACAAGCTATGGGATAACATCCTAGCTGTTGCAGACTCGTACATTGAGAGAGAAGTGATGTACGCCATCGATAAGAATACCCTGGGAGAAGCCAGAACACACGCTGCCGGAAGGGCAGACGGGGCTAATGGACTCAAGGAAACTTTGTTATGGTTTAGAGAAGAAGCCCTTAAAAAAAGAGGGTTGACAGATAAAGATTTGACCGCATAGTGCAGTCACTGCCTCCTAGTCTGGGCATAACAAAACAGGCTTGATTAATGATAGCGGTTCTTGCACCGCAATAAAACAGCATGGAATCAAATGAAACACAGCCTGCGTCGCAGTCGCAGGAGGCAGACAATTCTGCGAACAATGTCGGTTTACTCGATGAGCATTCGCTGAGTGCAATGATCAAAGAGACGTTCCTTTCCGACGAGGGACAAGTGAAGACTCCCACTCAAGAGGAGCAAACGGCAGAGGAAGATGAAGAGCCACAATCCGAAGAGGATCAGGCTGAAGAATCTGAATCTGAAACGCAGGAGGAGACGGAGGAAGAATCCGAAGAATCCAGCGGCGATGTGTCCAAGGGCGTTCAAAAGCGCATCAACAAACTTGTTGCAGCCAAGAAAGCTGCCCTTGCAGAAATCGAAGCGTACAAGGAGAAAGTCAGAGAACTTGAAGGCAAGGTCACTGAAACTCCAGCCCAGGTTGCACGGCAGGAAAACGTCTCTGAAGCTGTTGCCAAGCTCAACTCTGTTGAAGCAGTGGACGCAGAATGGAGAAAAGCTACCGAAGTGCTGCTGTGGTGCGAGGAGAATCCTGATGGCGGGACGATTCTGATGCCCAACGGTGAAGAGACCGATGTGGATGATCAGCAGGTCAGGCAGATGAAAAGACTTGCGCTCAAGCGCAGGGAGATCGAGTTGCCTGCCCGTAGGCAGTACCTGATGGTAGAGCGTGAAGCAGAGGCTCAGACGGTGAAGGAGTTCCCATGGTGGAAAGACCCTTCTACGAAAGAGTACCAAGCAGCGCAGCAGGTGCTCCGTGACTTCCCTGAGATCAAAGCCAAGAGGGCAGACTACAAACACATTGCGGGAATTGTCGTACTAGGACTCCAAGCATACCAAAACATGCAGGGGAAACAGCAACCGACAGCACCCAAGCCCATCAAACGCGCACCAAGCCAACCAGCAGTCAAGGCATCGCCTGTGACCAAGGATAACGGCAAGAAAGCATTTGAGAGCTTCGCTAGAAACAACTCGGACTCAAAACTTTTCTCTGACCTGCTCAAAGCCAAAGGTTTCGTAGACTAGTTCAAATATATGCCAATCCTAACAGAACCCCAATTATCCGGTCGCGGTAAACGCGAAGACCTCATGGACATGATCGCGCTCGTTGACGCACGGGACACCCCGTTCACGTCGATGGCACGCAAAGGCTCCAAGCCTGGAAACATGTACTTCCGCTGGCAAGCAGACTCCAACCCTGGCCCGACCATCGGTGGTATCGTTGACGGCACGGATGTCAGTGCGTACAGCAACTATGTTGTTGGCTACCGCAAAGAACTCGCGAACTACGCGCAGATCTTCCGCCAAACCGTTCGTGTGTCCAAGCTCACGCAGGACATTGCAGACGTTGCTGGAATCCGCGACGAGTTGAGCGACAACATTGCCAAAGCAATCGTGGCCCTCAAGCGTTCGATGGAAGCGACGTTTACGTCCGATCAGCTTGGTCAGGCAGACAACGGCACGGTTCCCTACCTCACTGCTGGTATCCAAGCATGGATCGGCGGCGACAATATCGGCACTGGGCTGAATATCGGCTCTGGCACGACCACGCCTTCGTTCATCACGCCTGCAAGCTCGATTGTATCTGGAGGCTCTGCATCCGCATTGACCGACGCAACCGTTCAAGGCTTGCTCAAGTCCATCTACGACGTGACGGGGAACTACAAGTCCTTCGACGCAATCGTTGGGACTGACCTCAAGCGTGCGTTCACCGCATTGCTTGGCACGACGGCACTGACGACCACCAGCACCTCTGGTGTGACTGGCGCAGGCGCAACGAAGGTTCAGACCTTCCAGCGTGATGCTGCTGCTGATGCGTTCATCCAGAGCGTGGACGTGTTCCAAGGCGACTTCGGGACGGTGCGCTTGCACCCAACGACGTTCATGGGGACGGTGACCAGCGCAGGAGTAAACACCACGACCTATCTTGGTCGTTCGGCATACGGCTTGGTGCTCGACATGAGCCTCATCGAAGTCCGCTACGGTGGAAACGTCGCTAATGTCACGGCATTGCCTGACTACGGTGGAGGCCCCGCTCGCCTCATTGAGGCAGTTGCAGGTCTTGTTGTTGGGAACCCACAGGGTCTCGGCAAGTTCACCTATACTGCGGCTTAATAACCGCTTCCGCGACACCTGCGTTGACGCGATTACGGTTGCGTCTTTTCAAAGTGGTGTGACGCTCTGGAGAGACAGAGAACACAAGACGCGACACCTGCCTCTTGCGCTTGCAAGATGCTCCAAGTGGTGCGACACCTCGGAGAGACGAGGACACTTTTATGATATACATCCCAGAAGAACTCCACCAAGCCGCGCAGAACGTGATGGATGCCAAGTGGCAGCAATCCCGTATCGACGCACAGAGAGCGGCGAAAGAACTCGCCAAACTCAACAAAGAAGACCACAAGTCCATCGAAGGAGTTGGTCAACTTACCGCTCGCATTCCAGGAGTCGCATTCCACTTTTGGGGGCAGAAACTCGGATACGATTGCTGGAAAGACAAAGGCTTTTTGGAT